GTTACTACAGAAAAAAAATGGTAGAGTGTGGCACAGCTTTAGAGGAGTTAGACAGAATTAAAAATGCATCTTAATCATTTCCATTCAGCCTTTTTGATGGATAACAAATTTAGGTATAGGGAAAAAACAACAGATGAAAACGTCATAAAAGAAATCTTAATCAAAGAAGCATACAGAAAAAGAAAAATACTTTTCAGGCCAGAAGCAGGTGATAAATGGCTTGATGGAGGTGCACATATAGGTGTATTCGCTTTGTATTGCTGTATGAATAATGTTACCTCAGTCCATTGTTTTGAACCAGAGCCAGAAAACTACCAATTATTAGAAGAAAATGCAAAAAACCTAAATGATAAATTCCAGACAAATGTTTACACATATAACAACGGAATAAATCAGCAAGGAGGCGTTCATAAATTTACTTTAGCACCTAATACTTGGCGTCACTCTTTTATGAGCCATTATAAAAAATCATTACCTTCAATAGATATAACTTGCCACAAATTTGACAACTTGTTGCAAAATAGGGATATTAATTGTATAAAACTAGATATTGAGGGATCAGAGATAGAAATACTACAAAATGAACACGATTGGGGTCACATTAAAAAACTAGTATTTGAATACTCTTTTACAAAAAATAGAGATATGGCACATTTTTTTAAATGCACAGAAAAGTTATCTAAATGGTTTAATGTAGATATACAGAAAAGCTACTATAATCAAAAACATAAAGGGCAGAAGGGTCAATGGGGTGGCTTTATTGATGCAATTATATTTTGTCAAAAAAAGTAAAAAAGGACAAAATGGCTAGGCCTATTAAATATGTAGACCCTCAATCTATACTTAAATTAGCACAGTTACATTGCACTTATGACGAAATAGCTACATTTTTAGGTGTATCAACTAAGACTTTACAACGTAGTTATGTCCACCTAATAAAAAAAGGTCGTGAGACGGGCAAAATTAGTTTAAGGAGAGCACAATTCGAAAAGGCCCTAAGCGGTTCTGTGCCTATGCAGATATGGTTAGGTAAACAACATTTAGACCAGAAAGATAAAATAGAACAAACAAATAAAAACGAACCTTTACCTTTAGAGATAGTATCTGACGATGGGAAAAAAGAAAGGTAACATTTTTGGTCAGACAGTAGTTTACGAGAAGAAACATAATGGAACTTCTATTGGGCGTAGGCCTAAGTTCTCAACAATGAACAAAAAACGTAAAGCAAGTTTTAAACGCTACAGGGGTCAGGGAAAATGAAGAGACCTAATTTTTATTCAGATGGTAGTTTCATACCTTACAAGTTACCACAAGATTTCAGAAAATCATTAAGTAGAGAGGCCTGTGGTGTATGTGCTATGTATAGCAACAGAAGAAGCTATTGCGGTGTATATAGGACTAATGGTGTAAAAGATAATTATACTTGTAACAAATGGCGACCAAGATTTTTTAAAAGATGAAACCTGTTATAATTACATTATTATTTATTACATTTTGGGGTGATATTAAGATGGATACTTTCGAAATACCAAGTGGTGAAAGCTGTTCAAGTTGGTATCATTCTAACGTAGCGATAGAAAAAAATAGGAAATATAAACCTTTTACTAATCAAAATATCTATATTCATAAGTACGAGGGTAAGAGAGTTATAGGCTATATTTGTGGTGGTAATGAGCCTCAATAAATGCTAATAGAAACTATGGAGTGGACTTTAACGGAAAGTTTGGCTTGGTATATAGGAATTGGTGTGTGCTTTATGCTGTATATGTGGGGTAAATACTAGTGGCTAAATATAGAGGTCGAACTGTACAATTAAATAAACCAATGAGAGGTGATGTTGGTAAATTTAAAGTGTTCGTGAGAAATCGTAGAACAGGTAGAGTTCAAAAAATTAACTTTGGGTCTAAGACAATGCGGATCAAAAAAAACATTCCTGCGAGAAAGAGAAGTTTTATGGCTCGTATGGGCGGAGTGTTGAAAAAGGTTAGAGGTCAAAAGTCTTTAAGCCCTGCATATTGGAGTATAAGAGCGTGGAGAAGTGGATTCAGAATATAAAAAAATATTTTAGAAAGATTCTAAGTTGGATAGTTAAAGGTTATCGTTAATGAAACCATTAAAAGTCCGAGAGGATTCTGGAATAGACCTAAGTATTAAAAACTTAGTCAGCATAATCATAGCAGTCGCTGTGAGTGTATGGGCTTATTTTGGCATTATTGAAAGACTAAACATCATTGAAACAAATGGTAAATTAATGTTATCTGATGTTGAGAAGAATACTGAATTTAGAATCAAATGGCCAAGAGGTGAGATGGGTAGCTTACCTGCTGATTCAGAACAATTTTTACTAATAGAAGATTTGCTTTCTGACGTAGAAGATATACAAACAGAAATTAAATCTATGAGAAATAATCAAACTAACATAACAAGATTGCAAAAAGATATGGATAGAGTTATGGATTCAATAGAAAAGATAAAAGATAAAGTAAGAAAGAACGGACACTAATGATTGAAACAGTCGTAGCTTTACTAATGATGCTTAAAGGTGATGTTATAGAGCACACCTACAAAGAAAAGATGAGTGATTGTTTAAAATCTAAAAGGATAGCTGAGAGACAAGTTCGGCCTGAAAGAGTACAATTTTCTTGTAAAAAAATTAAAGCAGAGACAGAAATTTATATGGGTTCAAAAAAGATATTGAAGATAATATCAATGAGCAGATGATAAAAGATTATAACGACAAAGAAAAAGAATTACTCAAACCATTAGCAGAAACCAAATTAGATACAAAAGGAAAAGGACCTCAAGATTTAGAGGCTCAAATCGAAATACATAAAAAAGAGGTCGATACGCTAAAAACTCTCATTGACATTAAAGACATAGAGATAGATAAAGAAAAGAAAGCGAAAGAATTATATTTTCAAGAGATTAAAAATTTAAGAAAAGTTCTTCGTTCTAAAGATAAACTTATAAAGGATTTATATAAATATCCGTGATGTGTAGGAGCATAACAATGATAGATTGGGTATTAACAGCAATAAGCAAAATTGCATCTAAAATATCTATATGGACTTGGCAAAAGCAAGTACGCAGAAAATATTTTAGGAGCAAAAAAAAATGGAATGGGTCTTAATATTTCAATTATGTTCAGCTATCTATGGAAACTGCTCTACACCTGTAGAATTAAAAAAATACAATAAATGGTCGGACTGTGTAAGAGCAGGAGCAGTTGAGACTATTGCTTATGTGGATCGTTTTGAAAAAGGTGTTAATGAGAATGGAGTTTTAGTAAGATATTGGTGTTATGAAGATAAAGCTAACAAAACCCCAGTATCAAGTAAGCACATCAAATAAAAGATTTAGAGTTTTAGTTTCAGGTAGAAGATTCGGAAAAACTTTTTTGTGTATTAGTGAAATGATGAAATATGCAACTAAGGTAAAGCAAAAAATCTGGTATGTAGCACCAACATTTAAGATGGCTAGAGAGATAGCTTGGTCTCAATTAAAAGATATGCTTCATCAGTTTAATTGGGTAGATGTAATCAATGAAAGTAACTTATCAATAAGAATAAAAAAAACAGGAAGTATTATTTCATTAAAAGGTTGTGAGAACTACGATGCTTTAAGAGGTGTAGGTTTAGATTTTTTAATTTTAGACGAGTTCGCAGATATCGAGGAAAAGGCTTGGACTGAAGTTTTAAGGGCCGCAATAGCAGATACAGAAGGACACGTTCTAATGTGTGGTTCACCTAAAGGTTATGGTAATTGGAGTTATAGAATGTATGAGAAAGGTAAGTTAGACCCTGAGTGGGATAGTTTTCAGTATACAACTTTAGAAGGGGGTATGGTATCGAAAGAAGAATTAGAACAAGCAAAACAAGATGTTGATATAAGAACTTTTAGACAAGAGTTCGAAGGCTCATTTGAAAATTATGCAGGGTCAGTATATTACAACTTTCACCCTGTCGAAAATGTTAAACCGAAAGAAATAGATTGGAGTAAACCTTTACACATAGGACTAGACTTTAACGTAGACCCTATGAGTGCTTCAGTTGCTCAGATAGACAAAGATATAATACATTTTGTTGATGAAATAGTTATTTATTCATCTAATACTGATGAAATGGTAGAAGAAATAAAAAACAGATATGGTAGTAAAATTAAAATTTTTGTTTATCCAGACCCTGCTTGTAGACAGCGAAAAACAAGTGCAGGAGGAAGAACAGACTTGTCTATTTTACAAAACGCAGGATTCACAGTTAAGTGTAAAGCAAGACACAGCCCTGTAAGAGATAGGATAAACGCAGTCAATTCAAGATTAAAGTCAGCACAAAATAAAAGATATATTTTTGTTAATCCATCTTGCAAAATTATTATTCGTGGGTTACAAAGACAGATATACAAGGAAAACACAAATATTCCAGATAAAGAGAGTGGATATGACCATATGAATGACAGCATCGGATATCTCGTAGAAATAGTGAAACCTTTAGTTGCTAGACCAATGGATTTTAAACCACAAAGATGGAATATGAAACAGAAACAATATGGCGTATAATAGAGATTCAGCATTAGCAGTACATAAAGATTATCAAGAAAATTCTAAAAATTGGGAATATTATATTCGTAGCTACAATGGTGGTTACGATTATATGATTGGTCAGTATCTTAATAGATACAATCTTGAATTAGATAACGAGTTTAATCAAAGGTTAGCTAACACGCCTTGTGATAATCATTGTAAAAATATTATTCAAATTTATTCATCTTTCCTTTTTAGAGTAAAAGCAAGTCGTGATTTTGGTGCTATGTCAGATGAAGCATCTCTACAATTTTTTTTAAGAGACGCAGATTTAGATGGGAATAATTTTAATAGTGTTATTAAACAAGCACAAAACTATGCTTCTATTTATGGCCACGTATTTTTAATTTTAGATAAACCAAACGTATTAACAAGAACAAGAGCAGAAGAACTCAATCAAGAAA